TAATGGGGGCTGCTATAAAGTCCGGAGCCACACAAGCTGCTGCCGGTGCGGCGGCAGGCGAGGTATGGAAGACTTCAAGCCACGATACGTTGCCTGATAATGTTCTAATGATAGGAGTGCCTTAATGAAAAGACGTAACTTTATAAAAAGTATTCTCGTAGGACTTTGTGCAGTTAAGTTATTTGCCAAGGAAACGGGAGAATTTCATTGTTTGAGATGTGGCAGGTGCTGTCAGGAATTAGTGAATAGAACTATGTGGGTAGGCGGCAAGTTGACGTGGGAACAAAAGCAGCAACTCCTAAAGGAAAGAAAGAAATACCCGCCTAACGACAAGGGCTGCGAAATGCTTTATTTCAATAACAAGAAACTTGCTACCTGCCTTGTTTATAAGATGTTTGGCTCCGAAGCCAGAGACCAGAACTGTATAGATTATCCTAAAATTGAATGCTTGAACGGACAAAAGAGAAATGGCTAATCCGGCTTATATAACAATAGTATATCCGGCTGGTTTCACCCTGTACGCTATTTTAAGGCGTGATTCGGATGGCTACATTTACGATGTTGGCGATGCGGCATTTGAAGCGATAGGAACTTGGAATGACGCAAGAGTGGATGAATGTGATATTGCTCTTGCTGATAAAAGTGGCGGTTTTTATACGGCCACCTTCCCTACTATATCTACGGGCAATTATGTCGTGATTGTATTTTTGCAGGCAGGCGGCTCGCCAGACACGACTGACGCCATACTCGGCAGTCAGCATATCGATGAAAAAGGCAAAACGATTACGCATGAAACCACAACAATTATAAGGAACGAATAATGGCGTCCCTGAATACTTTAGTTATAACCGAGACTTTCAAAATAGATGGAGTTTTGACCGACCTTGATGCCGAACCCACCCTTACGGCGGAAGATTCGGATTATAGCGGTGTAATAAGAGATGATGATGAAGTGGTTGTTGTTGCTGATACCGCATTAACGAAAATAGCTACTGGTACTTATCAAACCACGTTCACCGAATCGCCGAATAATTACACCTATACCTACTGGATAAAATGGGTTTATGATAGTGATACTTACTACGATGAGCATAGTTTAATTGGCTCTGGCGCTGCCTTAACGACCACCAGCAGATTTAAGAGTTATATCGGCGAAACCTCTACTACTTATGATACGCTGATAGACGCTTTAGTAGATAGGGCGACTTCCGCATTGGAGGCGTATTGTGGGCATAGTTTTGGAGAGGACACATATCGCCACAGATTCGATGGCGATGGGACAACAAGTTTATTCCTACCGGAATTTCCCGTAACGCAGGTAACTTTATTGTCTACGGCTTTACAGGATGTTATCAGGATTAAGAATACGAGTAGTGATGCTTGGAACGCTTATGTGGAGGTTGTAGAAAGCGCATCCGACCCATCTGTTAGTTCAACTATGAATCTTGTTATACAAGGTGGGGATGATGATGGCAGCGATCCCCTTACGCTATCGAGTTACACCTTAACTACGCTTGTAACTGCTATAAATGCTTTGGTCAAGGGCTGGACTGCGACCTTGAACCATTCTGATTGGGGTGTGTGGGATGCCCCTGAACTTCTGCCCTGTTCTGGCTTGCATTGCCTTAACAGTTATGCCTATGTTCAAACCCCTTATGAATCGGAGATTGATTTCGCAATAATAGGGCAGCGTAATCCACCTTATAACGGCAATGTCGGTGAGCTTCGTTTACCGATAGGATTTGCAAACGGCAAACAGAATGTAATTGTACGATATACTGCGGGCTACCCGACAATTCCCGATGACTTGGAGCAGATATGCTTGGATTTGGTAAAAGTTTATTTTAAGAGCCGAAATACGGATAGCACAGTTAAAAGCGAGAAGCTCGGCGACCATTCAATAGCCTATTCTGAAGAGGGTGGCGGCGGGGCAAGGGATATTCCCGCCCACATAGCGAAGCGGTTAGCACCATACAAAAGATGGAGCGAAATAATTTGATTACTGATTTCTTTAATTCGAGTGCAGTTGTGCAACAGCTTACGAATACGAAAACGGCTATGGGCAGCTTGAAAAAATCATATACAAGTAGAATAGCGAGTCTGCCCTGCCGTTTATCCGGTAGAATTTTTAGCGAAACCGATGAATTTGGAAAAATGACGAGCCGAAGAGGTTGGCGATTATATTGTGAGGCAAATTCAACAAACAGAGCGATAGAAGAGAGCGACCGGATTACTTTAAGCGGCCATACATACGAAATCAAAGCGATACATAATCCAGGTAATCTTAACAGGCATTTACAGATAGATTTGGCGGAAGTCGAATGAAAACTGGAATTGCAAAATGGCACGGTAAGCAGGTTTTTACTCTTGCGACTAAAGAGAATGTGAAAGCTATGCACACGGCGGCCTTGTTGCTTCAAAAAGATATAAAAACGCATTTTACAGGCGGTGGCCCAGGCGCAGTTGCAGCAGAAAAAGCAAGGCGGGCGGCAGGCGGTAAAATGCGAACTGGCGGAAAATCTCCAGCAAGTAGGCCCGGACAGCCACCTGCGATTCAGTCAGGTATCTTGCGAGCTTCGATTATGACGGATGTTACGGTGGTTGGCGGAGTGAATGTAATTGGCAAAGTTGGCCCCGATGTAGATTATATCGCAGCAAAAGCACCGACAGGGACAGATGTAAATTATGGTTTATATATGGAGATTGGTACTGTTCCACATACTATCAGAGTTAAAAAGGCGAAAGTATTAAGTGATGGCTCAACCTTTTTTGGTAAACAAGTTTCTCATCCTGGTACTGCGCCGAGACCCTTCTTGCGACCAGCGTTAAAAAGGACAAGGCGAAAAATAAACCAGATTTTTAGGAAGGCAAATAGTTGATAGCTCAAATAGCCAAAGCGATAACGCAGAAGTTTAACAGCGAGGCGGATTTGAATAACGCCTTGGTGGGCGGGCTGTACTTTCAGCAAGCTCCACAGGAGGCGACTTTCCCTTATGGAGTATTCTATTTTAACGGTGTTACTCAACAGGAGATTATGGGTACGGCGGATGATAGCATCCAAGAAGCCGATATACAATTTAATCTTTTCTCTGAAAAAGAAGATGGTGGCGAAGAGTTGGCGATGCTTTCAGAGCTTTTTAATACAGCCTTTAACTGGCAAAGCGTTTACGCAAACGGCTATCACTATATCAAGATGCAAAGAGAGAACATCCTGCCGCTTATTTATGTGGATGAGATTTGGCAGATAACTATGAATTATTCCTTATGGTTGCAGAAGAATTGATATGGCAAAAATCAGTGTGATTATACCGGTAATTCGACCAGAACTTGCAAGGCGATGTATTGCTGCGGTCAACAAGAATATGAACGGCAATCAATACGAGATTGTTACGGAAGAAGATACCGGGCGGATTGGTTGTCCGCAAATGGTCAAGAGATTGGTATCGAAAGCTAAATACGACCTTATTTTATTTCTCGGCGATGACACAATTCCGTGTCCGAATTTTGCGGATAACGCTCTAAAAGCAATGAATAAATTGCCTGATGGATGGGGATTGGTAGGTCTTAATGATGGCGTAACTAATGGCAGTATTGCCGCAACACATTGGCTTGCCGACAAAAGACTACTGCCGTTACTGGACGGAGAGTTTTTCTATACCGGCTATAAGCATACCTATTGTGATGTAGAGTTGCTTAGTCGATGCAGAAGAATGGGGCGGTATATTTGGGAGAAAGATGCCAGACTTACCCACGACCATCCTATATTCAAGGGCGAGGAACTTAAAGGTGATTATGCCAAAATCTATTCTAAAGAATGTGTTGAGCATGACCGCACTTTGTATTGGAAGCGAACCAATATAAGAAATAATATGGCAAAAATTCTCGTAGCAACTCCGCTGGGCAAGGATGTCAAAATTGATACAAGAACGCTAATGTTCTTGCAAGAGGAGATGTCTCATTACGCAGGATTGGGTTGGAAATGGACTACCCGTGTAGCTTATCCAGTAGCGGATGCAAGGAATGAAATGATAGACGAATTTCTAAAGGGTGATTATACACATCTTTTCTTTTTGGATGCCGACACAATTCCGCCGGATAACACAATAAGCAGACTGCTTGAACACGACAAGGATGTCGTGGCCGGGGTTACTCCTGTTTGGCTCAAAGAGGCTTGTTGGAATTATCAAATAGAGAGGGACGTAAAAGTTCACGCAGATTTACCACGAACTGAACTGTTTCGTGCTGCGAGGACGGGCGGAACAA